GAATGTACATCGTCTTGATCAGATTCTCATATAATAAATCATTCTCTGGCGTATAGCTTACAGAATGTTCCAGGCTTCTGTTATAAACTGTTCTTGCTCTGGCCTTGCCTTGTGGTTTACCAGGAACATGAAACTGCACTGACTTCATGTTATTCCTTTCTCTGCCGGTCAGCAAGTAATCTAACCGGCAGATGAATCATTTGTTTATGAGTTACGTGTGTGACATATCTTTGTATTCATTTCCTTTTTCGGAGGATAAACACCTAAGCGATTACTGTAATATTGTATTTTTCAAGTTCTTCTGAAAGCTCAAACTCAAGATATTCTTTGATTTTCTTCATCGTAACATTCTTCCAAAGACCGCCATCAGCTTCCACAAGTTTAAATCCAGGGCCTTCTCCTGTATCTCTGATTCTAAATACATAAGAGCTTTCCGGCTGTTCAATCTCGGCAAATGTACAATATGGTCTTAATTTAACCGGATTTGGAACAATTACGTCTGTCTTGTTAGCGATACCGCTGCTTACTGTTGTTTTCTGGCTTACTCCATCATCGTCATAATTCGCTGTTGTTCCTGACTGAATGTTTCCTGCTACCATCTTAATCTTCTGAAGATCTTCATTGTCCATAAAGTTTGCCTGCAGCTCGATCAAGAATCTCTCCTGATCATAATAAGTGTCAAATCTGAATTCATTTACGATTGCCTCTGCTTCCATAAGTGATTCACGATTTCTCTCATCAATCAGTCCTGACTTTAGAATAACCTTTGTAGGACTTACTACATGTAAAATAGATGCTGCTCGTAATTCCTCTGGTTTTCCTTTTATGTAATCAACAATTGCTGTCAGAGTATTTACAGACATAATTCTTGCCATATCAAATTCATGGTATCGTGTCAGAACTTTATCGCAGTATGTTTTACCTTCAATCTGCAATACCTTTGGCTCCATGCTCTTCTCTTTCAAACCTGTAATAAATTCTAATGCATTTCTTAATCCTTCCATCTTTCATTTCCTCCTAATTACGCTTGTCTTGTTCTTAAATCAACCACTTTATTTCCTGCTGGATGCTCTTCAATGATTTCTCCAGTAGATGGATCAACGACCTGTCCGTCAATTGCAACAATCTGTGCCTCCTGAGCAAATGACATCTGCCCAGGAACCTGACTTCCAATCTCTACAGCTTCTACTTCTCCACTCTTGATGTCCTTACCCATTGAAATAGCTGTAACCGCTCCAAGTGCCGGCGCTAATGTTGTTTTAGTCTGTACTCCGGTTGCTACAAAGTTACGTTCCTGATTTGGTTTAAATCCAATCGTTACAGTAATCTTTCTTGATGCCATGGCATCTGTGTTCGGGTCCTGAATATTCTTCGTGACCTCTTCGATTGCCCGGTTCACCTGCGCGGTGAACGCTCCATTTGCAAATGTTTCTAAGTTAATGTGCTGCATAATATCTTTCCTCCTTCTTTAATTAATTGAAAAACTCCGACTCAATATCGGAAGTCTTTTCCCCGATTACTGGCTGTTCTTGTGACTCTGTCACCTCATTTAGTTCCTGATCAGCAACAACCTGATCTGAATCGTTGTCTACATAATCTGCTGAACCATCCTCCTGAATCACAGCCATGTCTTTATCAATTGCCTTCTGCAGATCGATACTCATGGTTCCCCATTTACTGATCAACTGACGAAGCATTGTTTTATGTGCCATACCATCAAAATCTTTGAACCAGAATGAAGAATATTTCCATAAATCTTTTTCCGGAATTTTCCCCTGCTCTAACAATTCCAATGACTTTGCTCCACCATTCTTATAAAAAGCAAACGAATATTTTTCTGCATGTGCCAACATTTTCTGTTTCGACCAATAAATACTATGTCTATATCCATTCACTTCCTCAAACATTGCATAATATCCGATTGTTGGAGTGTTTTCTCTTTCATAATCATCTTCGATCAGATTTACTTCCAGTTCTTCTTCCAACGGATTATAAGAAATCAATTCTCCTTCTTTTATAGAAATAACATTGATCTTTTTGTATACTCCACTTCTCTTAGCCAACTGAATATATCCCTTATAACCAAGCTGGAACTGTGCTTCTTTGCACCCTTTCTTCTTATTATCAAAAGGAACCATGTAGAATTGTCCCAATTGAGGAGATGGAGAAAGGTTCAACGCCTCTCCCAATAATGCTGCTGACAAAATACTTGGATTCGTACATTCCTGCAGTGCCGGAGTCGTCTGAACTGCCGACACAATGCTTGAAATGAATCTTGTACCATTCTTTCCACCCACAACGCTATTGATCTGCTTCTTGACAGCATCCTGTGTAAGATATGCTGTCAAACCTGTTTTTGTTTGTCTGTTTGCTAAACTGTTATTTACTGCCATATTCCTATTCCACCTTTCCAAACTTCAAATCATTTTTCTTCATATAATCCCTAAGAGCTAATAACTGCTCTCTCGTTCCCCATACACGAAAATCCAAATACATTAATTCATCTGGTTGCACCTGAACAGCATCTGTATTACTTGTTGACATTGGATGTTCTTCTACTGGACTGTTAGATTCTTTTGGAAGCGCCTCTGCTTTTGCTGCTGCAACTTTCTTTTGGCGTTCCGCCTCTTCCATTCTCTGACATTCCTGCTCGGCTTCATATTCTGCTTTTCTTTTCTGGATATCAGCTAATCTCTGTCCTTCCTTGATTGCCTGCGATAAATCTAATGTTTTCTTATACATATCCATAGCCTCGAAACTAAACTCTGGAAGTTTATGTATTGTAGCAACATCATTGCCGATCCGATACATTGTTGTCTTCATCTGCTCTTCGATCTTAGTTAAAGATACTGTAGCATTTAACCATTTTTCATCCCAAATATTGTCCAATGAAACAAATGACTGAAAGCCGATTGTTCTAAACAGCTCTTCTATACGCTTACGCTTCTCTTCTTTCTTTGCTTGTTCCACTTCCTTGATTTGAGAATCAATTAAACAGATCGGCTCATCTATCAAACGGGTAACTTCTTTCACCTGCTGCTCAAACTGATTGTATGGTTCCATGCACAGTTTCTTGATTCGCTTACGCTCATCTTCAAATGCATTCTTCAGCTTATTCAGATTTGCTCTGTCTTTTCTTGCATCTTTGATGGTTTCTTCCGTGAACACAAGTCCTTTGTATTCCTCCATCTTTGCTGCAATTTCTGTCTTTAGCTCCTCGTTGTTCCATTTGATTTCCTGTATAAATCCATTTTCCTGAGGACTCAAAATCTTTAATTCCATAAATACCTCCTATATTTCTGGGAGAATCAGTGGAGGCTTCCTGCCGCTCTCCACATATTCCCAGAATTTCTTTTCTTCTTCCAATAACATCTTCAGATCGTCTTCCACATCTGAACGTTCTATAAAATAATGTTTTACAGTTGTCCTCTTCTCGCCTCCCCATTCTGTATTCAGGTGAGCTCTAAGCACTACGAACTGCCAGCCGGTTACCAACAGGTAATGCAGGACCTGAATGTAATAATTATCCGGAATCCGGTCTTTCCACTTTTCATACTGCATAGACTGCAAAATGTTTGTTGTCTTAATCTCCAGAATACCCTTTCTTCCATCCTGATCCACTAACTCTCCATCTAAAGATGCCTGCATGAACGGATATTCCAGACTCTGCAAGATGTGATATTCATGATGCGAAACTTGATATTCCGGATAATCTAATTTGAACAACTCTCGAATATATTCCTCTGCTTTCTTTCCATAGATTACACACGGCTTGTCCGAGATATCTTTCGGAATCTTCCTTCCAATCTTTTCCTCGAACAGCTCAATGTTACTTTTATACGGATTTAATCCGACAACCGCACTGGCATCACTGCCACCAATTCCAATCATCCTGCCTTTTAACCACTGCTTCTCTGTTTCAAAAGGAAATACTTTAAAATCACTCATACATAACACCCAACTTCTTCATACGTAGAAATGTTTTCACTGCTACTATCTGCCACCTGCACATCTAATCTGCTTTCTTGCCTCTGCTCCTGGCAATCACATGATTCTCCGGGATCTAAATTTGCTCCACAAAGTGGGCATGAATTGTAATACATAATCAAATACCTCCAAATATCATCTTGAGTAAACTTGATGCTGCTTCTCCCATCTCAACAATCTTTCTGCTATACTCTAATTCTTCTTTCGGAAATGGAGCTGTTCCGTTTAAATGATTTTCAATTTTAAATGTAATAACTGCAGCTGCCTCTGTAATTACATCACTATCTTTTTCGAATTTTTTTTGCGAGCAAATATCAGCCACCGCTACACCTATTAATGTTCTTAACTCTTCTTCTGAAAGTTCATATTTCTTCATTTACAATTCCTCCACAATTCGTTATAATTTAACTGGAATATTTTCTGTGTGCCCGACTGGAGTTGCCGCTCCCGGGCACTTTTCTTTTATGATCTTGACGCCAATATCCTCTAATGACGCTGCATAATTCTTCAGATAAGCAATTGCTTGATTCTTATAGTATTCTGTTCTACCATCTACTCTTTCCAAAGCCTCCAACTGCTCTATCATCTTGTCGATACTTGAAACCCTCAATGTTCTCACCTCCCTCCAAATGTCGGAAAATTTGCTACCAGGAACATTACATCCCATGTAATACCAAGCAAGAACATTCCTGCTTGTATTGGCAGCCATGTTGCATCCCAATGGTTTTGCCCAAACATTGCAATTGCTACAAACATCTGTACAGTTGCAACACCTGTCGAAAATGTAAGCGCAATGTCTTTTAACCAGCTAAAGTTTTTTCTTCTCATCTCATATGACCTCCCTAGCAATTCTCTCTTTTTCTTTTTCCGGAATTTTCAATACTCTGAATACATCCCTAAGTTCCCTCACACTGAAATCGTCTGGATTTTTGAGTCTTGCATATAACGTGCTTACCGGAATGCCGGTTAGTTCTGCTGTTTTAACTGTATTAATTCCTTGAATCTCCTGTGCGTTTTTGATACATCCACGGAGCTTCCGACAGCGCAATTCTGATTCATTCACTTTTAATCTTGGCAATCTAATCACCCCTTCCTTTCATCTATTGCAAATTATTCTTCGCTCCCCTATACTCTATGTACAGGCACTGCCATGCCGAGTACATATGAAAGGAGAATCTTTATGAAAACTTTTCTACTTTATTGCGATCTGTCAACAATGCTCTGTACTGCTGATGAAATTAATGAAGCACTGAACTCTTTCGCTTCATCTTTCTTGCAGGTCAACGATTCCCTTTGGTTCTTTAAGTACGATGCTGAACATGATTTCGATCCGTTACCAAAAGAAGAGCATCTTTTCTACGATTACTTTGAACAGTTCACAACTGAAGACAGCATTATATTTATCGAACTGCTTAATGATGATTATTTTTATCAGCTTCCTGAAGAAATACATGATTTTCTTTCACAGGATTAACTAGAATATCGTAAGCATCAGCTAAAACTCTGATAGCCTTTGTGTCTCCAGCACTGAGGCTATCTTTTTCTGCAATTAGTCCAATTGCTGACTTTACCTTTTTAGCTGTCGCTTCCAAAATTCCTCTGTTTACTGAAATTTCATTATTTTTTCTCGGCATCTTCTCACCTCTCTTTCTCTTGTAATAGTTGTCCTATTCTCCTATACTTTAAATGTAGGCACTGCCATGCCGAGTATAAAGAAATGAGTTTACTATATGAATAAAGTTTACGCTTGCCTTGCTGGTGAGTGGGTATGTCTTAACGATGACCCAGACAGCAAAATCAGCGAATACGGAAAATCACCGTATCTCTGGTGGAAAGAGGGGGCTCCCATCTATTCTCCATGCAACAAGGATAAAGAACTTGAACATAGCTTTTATGGTCTTGATTATGTTCACGTTTATTACAAAGGGAATGATTGGAGAATCAACCCTATGTTTATCCAAATTGTGAACGGATAGTTTTTCCTACACGCTCCACATCGGTGAGTTCGAGTTTCCTCTTGGATTCACCGATTAACCGGTTAAATTCATTGTCCATACCTTCCCGTAACTTAATCCATTCAAAATAGGAAATTCCCTTTAATGCTTCGATGTATTTCTCCACTTTATTCACCTCCTACGGTTTGTACTTGTTTTCCTCTAATCCTATTCCGCTTACTCCAATGTGAATTGCACAATCATTCATTTTAATTACTGTAGTTACTGGCACACCTCCTACATACTGTGAAGACTGATCCACCGGTTCTCTCATACATTTTAATAATTTGCTTCCTGTGTGAGTTCTGTAAAACATGCTGGACATAATCGTTGCATTCTATTCACCTCAATTCTTCTCCACTTCCTGCACATACAGTTCATCTCTTGTGATAAGAAGCGACCATTTTCCATTATTAAATTCCAAATCAATACGGCTTACCATCGGTACTTCCTCGCCATTCAATAAATAGATTCCTTTTTCTGTATCAATATGAATTGATTTAAATGGTTTTCTTTCTATTGTTTCAGCCACCTTACTCACCTCCCACATCACTTTGCTTACCACTGGTTTCTTAACTTTTTCTAAAGCTTGATTGTTTTTATTGCTAAAACATATAAAAAGTGATAGACTGAACGTTTGTATGTATCAATATTTTGTATGCTTTTTTGTTTCAATTACAATATATTGTGTTTTTCACAATATTAATCTTGACTTTCTATATATTGTGGTCTACCATACTTATTAGAAGCTTCGTAATTCTAATAGAAAAGGCAGGTGACGATATGAGCGTGAAAGTCAAAACAACTTTCAATACCAAAAAGATGATGTCTGATATCAAAACTCAGGCTAAAGCTTCTTTAGAGAAAAAATCTTTTGATATTGAATGTCCTCACTGCAAAAAATCTTTTTCTGCACATAAAGGACACAATGTTTGTCCGTACTGCAATAATGCTGTGACATTAAACCTCAATATTAATTTTTAAGCTTTTTAGCTTTTCAGCCAGCTCATTTGATAATGAGTTGGCTTTTTTTAACAGATCTACTAACTCACACGCTTCATTCATAACTTCCTCCATTTCAAGCGTCACTGTTATTGTTTTTTCTGATTTCATTTCTATCACTCCCCTCTTTGATCAGGCAGCCTTGGCTTTAAGAATTTGTCTGCACTCACTCCGAGTACACCGCAAATAAGCGCATATTCATCAAGCGTTAATTTTCGGTCGCCATTTAATGCCAAACTAAGCTTAGATGCTTCGATTCCTGTTTTACGGCTAATGAAAATTTGTGTTATTCCATTTTCCTCCAAATATTTCTTGATTTCCAAATTCGCTTTCATTTTTTCACCTCACATTCCAATTTTCTTGTGATTCATTTGTATAATAAACCAATTTTATTGTAGTGTCAATTGTTTTTCTAAAAAAATCTCAAGATAATTGTGATTAATAATTTACATTTTCTAAATTATGTTGTAGTATATGAATATAAAGAAAGAGAGGCGAGTTAAATGACATTTGGAGAAAAACTAAAAATTGCACGTACCGAAGCTGGACTTAAACAAGCTGAATTGGCAAAGCAATTAAATACCACCGGGAACACAATAAGCAATTGGGAAAATAATGTAAGCAAACCTGATTTGGATATGCTTTCATATATATGTGGAATATTACATGTCAATGCATCCTTCTTCTTACAACCATCTCTTCCAGAGGATGAAGTATCAATACAGGAATTACAGATGATAAAAAAATACCGTGCCCTTGATTCTCATGGCAAAGAAATGGTTGATTTTACATTAACCAAAGAATATGAACGCTCCGAAACATTAGAAAAACCACAAGATAATATTACAGAAATGCAGACTCATGTTATGCCAAACGCAGCGCACAAAAGAACCACCCAGTACACTACCGAAGAACGTCAGGAAGATGAGGACATGCTAGACTGAGTCCAGATTATTGGACACTTAATAGTTTATTATTACGCTGGAGGTGTTGACCATGAAATACGATGCTTTACTGGATGAATCCAATGCCGAAGGTATTTCCATCAAAGAACGTCCTTTTAAGACTTACGATGGTAGGATAAAAGGCAAAGATATTTATTTGCGAAAAGATATGAATACCACTGAAAAAACATGTGTGCTTGCTGAGGAACTTGGACACTACTACACTACTATCGGTGATATTTTAGACCAGTCAAAAGCTGAGAATCGTAAACAGGAACGCCAAGCTCGTCTGTGGAGCTATAATCAATTAATTGGATTGACCGGTCTGATCAGAGCCTATGAGCATGGCTGCACGAACAGATATGAGACTGCCGAATATCTGGACGTAACTGAGGAATTCTTAGAAGAATGTATCTCATGTTATCGTGAGAAGTATGGAGTATATAAGATTGTAGATAATTATATTATCTATTTCATTCCGAACTTGGCAGTATTTAAACAGATATAACCGCAATAGCGATTATATAGAAAAACTTACTTAAACTTTCATTTACAAAGAAAAAAGAGGAGGGGTTTGATGGGACTACGCTTTCGAAAAAGTATTAAGATTGCCCCAGGAGTTAAAATTAACTTCAACAAGAAAAGCTCCAGCGTTACATTTGGCGGAAAAGGAGTCCATTATACAATGAACTCAAAAGGGAAAAAGACAGCTTCTGTCGGAATCCCCGGAACGGGTCTTTCCTATACCAAAACATCTGGTGGCGGCTCTAAAACCAAGAAACACACAAGTAACGGAGGTACACAATCAATGTCTCAAAACAATTTTCAAGAACCTGGTTCTTATAAGAAATGGTATCAAAAAACCGGTTGGATTATTGCATTATTAATTTTGTTCTTTCCTGTAGGATTATTCCTTATGTGGAAATATACCGATTGGAAAAAGCCAATAAAATGGATTGTTACCGCATTAATCCTTATTTGCGCTTTTATTGGCATAGCGTTTCCGGATAATCTGGAAAGTATCAATTTAAAAGCAAATTCAAAGGAAGCATATGATATTAATCAAAATGTAAAAATAACCGTAGCAACCACTCCAAGCGATTATGGACTGTCAAATGATGATTTTCAATGCTCCAGCGGAAATTTGAGTTATTCTAATGGTAAACTTTCCTTCTCGGCATCCAAAGCCGGATTATATAGCGTTTGGGCTGAACATAATGGAATAAAAAGTAATACATTATCTTTTAAAATCGAAGATAAAGCTGCTATCGCAAAAAAAGAACAGGAGAAAAAGGCTGAGGAAGAGCGAATTGCTACTGAAAAAGCCAAGCAAGAAGAGCAGGAACGCCTTGCAGCAGAACAAGCTGAAGCCGAAGCACAGGCTCAAGCACAGGCACAGGCTGAAGCTCAAACAACCTCACAAGCTCAAGAAAATAACGACCCTGTTGTTTACATAACACAAAGTGGTGACAAGTATCATCGAAGCGGATGCAGATATTTAAAAAAATCTAGTATTGAAAAAAGATTATCGGAAGTAAAAGGAAGTTATAGCCCTTGTGGAGTATGTAATCCTCCACAATAATATTAAATATAGAAAAACCGCTCCTGCACCAACAAAAAGTTCCTTACAGCATTAATTAATAAAAATCAGGCATATGCTTTATACTATTAAAGAAAGGATGTGATCACATGCCACTATTAAAAAATGACACTTACACAGTCGAAGACATCTACGCTCTTCCAGAAGGAAAACGTGCAGAACTGATTGACGGACAGATTTATGACATGGCACCACCAAGTCCATTGCATCAGGAATTGGTTCATGAATTATGTTTCGCTATTGAATCTTACATTAAGAAAAATAACGGACCATGCAAAGTTTACCCGGCTCCATTCGCTGTATTCATCAAAGATGATGTAACAAACTATGTGGAACCAGACATCAGTGTTATCTGTGATAAAAGCAAAATCTCCCATCGCGGATGCGAAGGTGCTCCGGATTTCATAATTGAAATTGTATCACCAAGCAGTCGAAAGATGGATTATTCATTAAAAAATACACTTTACTCAGATTCCGGAGTTAAAGAATACTGGATTGTGGATCCAGCACGAGAGCGTACTACTGTTTACCGCTACGAACAGGATGTTGCTCCTATCATCATTCCGTTTAATGATTTCGTTAAAGTTGGAATCTATGGGGATTTAGAAATCTGTATTGCAGATCTACTAAAATAAAATAACCGCCCCTGCGCCAACAGGAACGGCTAACTGGAAGAAACACACGCCAATGTGCTTCTTTTGGTACTCTGAAGAGATACCTCAAAACCAAGAATATTGTATCATCTTCGGGGCAGTCAAGCAAGCAGAACACTAGTTCTTTGCTGGCTGTTTTTATACTTTAAAAGAGAAAGGAAGATGATTTTATGCCGACAGCAAAGAAATTACCATCAGGATCCTGGAGATGCCAGGTATTTAGTCACTACGAAACTGTTCTGGATGAAAAGAAAAATCCGGTAATTGATTCTAAGACCGGTAAACCAAAACAACGTAGGATTTACAAATCCTTTACCTGCGACGATCCTTCAACTCGTGGAAAACGACGTGCTGAAGCAATGGCAGCCGAATATGCGGATACAAAAGAACAGCATACTTTTATACCCACACAAATTACATTTGGAGAAGCTCTGGAACGTTACATCAATGAGCGATCTGCAGTGTTGTCTCCGGCCAGCATCCGGAAGTACCGGAGTATGCAAAGAAATAAGCTGAACGAATTAGGCAGGTATCGTCTGGAGAATATTAACCAGGATATCATTCAACAGTTTATCAACAATGCTGCAACTACAATGTCTCCTAAATCGGTCCGGGACCTGAATGGATTGATTACTGCAGTACTGAAAAGATTTTATCCAAATTTAAATCTGCATACTGCTCTTCCGAAAAAGAAACGCAATGACATTTACATTCCTTCGGAAGAGGACATTAAGAAGCTGATCAGTGCATCAAAAGGAACAAATCTTGAAGTTCCTATCCTGCTTGCAGCATTTGGTGCTATGCGACGAGGCGAGATTTGTGCATTAGAAAAATCAGATATTAAAAAGAACACGATACATGTTACAAAAACAATGGTCATGAACGATAAAGGAGAGTGGATTATCAAAACCCCAAAATCATATGCCGGCGATCGGTATGTTACTTATCCTGAATTTGTAATAAAAAAAGTTAAGAAGCTACCCTCGAATACTGTAGAAATGAACCCAAATACAATCACTACTTGTTTTGGACTTCTTTTAGCTAAGGCTGGACTTCCACACTTCCGTTTCCATGACCTGCGGCACTATAACGCATCTGTTCAACATGCACTCGGAATCCCAGATGCTTATATCATGCAATCCGGCGGTTGGGGAAACGATTCAGTATTAAAAGAGGTGTACCGACATGCACTCCCAGATGTACAGGAGAAAATGAACAAGGTTGCTTTGGATTATTTTGAAAATATGCAACACGAAATGCAACACGATTATTGAAACCCAGCGTAAACACTGGGTTTTTAGCACAAATATTGGGAGTTCGATTCTCTCATCCCCTGTACTAAAAAGTCTTAGAAACTGCGTAAAATCGCTGTTTTAAGGCTTTTTTCTTTTTTCCAAAAAGCAAAGGTAATCAAAAAGGTAATCAACCATATGTTCTAAACATCTGAAGAAGGAGGAAATCTTGCACAAATGCGTCTCATATGGTACCAAAAAGACATACTTTGCTAAAAAATTGATTATTTCAAATGATATTTTAAAGATACAAATAAAAAGAAATGCCTTAGCAGATTAATTCATATTCACATAAACATGAAGAATACTGTTAGGACATTTCTTTTTTATCCAGATATTAACACCACGGATTGAAAATGTAATCTTCTCCTGAACGCATCTAAAATAGGTTTATCCATTGTTTCATCATATTTGAAAAGCATATAATTAATAATGTCTGTGTAATTAGTGTTCTTACTTGAGGTATACTTTAATACTGCCATTGATTTCCCCCTCCAATTTCATTAGGTCTTCACGAATGTCGTTCTCTTTTCAAAATAGTATTCCCCTTTCCGACATGACTGCTCTGCAGATATAAAGGAAAGCTGCGTCTACGAAAGTAGTAAGCCATTTAAAAAATCTGTTGATTGATACAAGTTCGAGGGAATGGGGAGCGAAATCCCCATCAAAATTGCTAGGTATTCTGATTTCCAAAAGGAAATTAGAGTTACTCAAGGGCGCATCTTGCCCTTGTTTAATAAAGGATTCGTTATGCTTGCAGTAAATCAATGTTTCAAATTTTCTCCAATTTTGGAAATAACCTGTGTCGCATATATTTAATAGAGCAAGATCCACATAAAGTGCCTAAAGTATGATATCATGTGAGTAACAAATTAGATGTTACAAGGAGGAAATTATGAAATTTATGCAAACAGAGAAAAAACAGCTATTGATCTATGTGATTATAGCATACGGAATCA